GTACTTTATCCAGCATACTGCGCAGTTCAGTACGCCAGTCCCTCTTGCGGTCCATACGCCGTTTGGCGACTTCCGCAAATCCCCACAGTGAAATAGCTTCCACCGTGAGCGAATCGAATTTATGTATGTCACCAGCAGGGCGCAGACGCTTGCGTTGTCTGGTAGTAACCTTGCCATACAGCGTGTCCGTGTTTTCGAACCACAGGACAGCATGTTCGTCAAACACGAACAAAGGCTTGGCATACTTGCTGGTGCCGCTGTAGATCACATAGTTCCGTCTGGTGGTCTGCTCCCACACAGCTTCCACCGTCCAGCCGTGGACGTTATCCACGCAATGGAACTGTGATACCCATCGCGCCATGCACATGCTTGCGTCGAACGCTCTGCGATGCGCAGCAAACTGCGCAGCCTTCTGTATGTTCACCAGTTGCACGAGCGCCGAATCCTTGCCGTATGGACTGTCGTATTTCTTGGTGGGCATCATCCTAGTTCCCCCATGTTGGGTTCATGCGCAAACGTATGCCGAAAGGCAGCAGTGTGAGTCCTGCTGCCCTTGAGCATCAGTTCTGCCCCTTGCGGTAGGTGGTGCCCTTGGTCTTGACCGTCTGCGGTCCAGTGGGCGTCTGGATCGTAGCGAAGTGCGTGGACTGGTGGAACATACGCACCGGCATCTTGCGCGGTGTGCTGCTGTTGGGCCGGTTGATGCGGGTCTTGGCAGACATGGTTCAGTACCTCCAAGTGATCATGGTGTAGTTGCGGGTATCCCAGCCGATGCGGACGAATCGCACATCGACCGGGAACCACATGGGCAGCTTGCAGCACAAGCGTACAAGCCAGTGATTGGATCGCAGGATCATCAGAAGATCCCCATAGCGTCGAGGATGCGGCGATTGGCGAACTCCCGCGCCTGCCGCATCGTGGCGAAGTACTGCGTACGGTAGAGGTTGATGTTGCGCTCAGTCGGGGCATAACCCCGAAACTGCACGACGTACTGCGGACGGTTCCGCACCTTGTGGATGGTAGCTTCCACCATGTCAGTACTGCTCCCCTGCGAGATACGCCATGCAGTCGCCGCAACCGCACTTGTGCGGGTCGTTGGACAGATGCCCGAACTCACGGACATCCTCGTAGCGTTCGTCCCACCTGCGCCCATAACGGTCCACAGGTTCAGGCTCGGTGGAAGGCTCGTCATCAGGCTGGATATCCTCGCCACAGACGACACACAGCCCGTCCTCGTCGTAACGGTGCTGGTGCGGAGCCATTGCCGCCTGATACTTCAGCCAGTGTTCCATCTGCCACGATCCGGCCCATGCTGTGGCCTTGTCGCGGCATCCTGCGCCGAAGTAGGCGCGTTCGACTTCCTCGCCGTTGATGTAGCAGTTCACCTCGTAGAAGGATGTTTTCGGTTCATGGGTAATACGAAACCCGACAGCATAGCTACTGTCGGGAGTGCTGAACTCGCTGCGCTGTACGATCATTGCCATTGTCGGCTCCCGTTGTGGGTGTAAGGTTAGGGGCGCAGTGTCAGTCCTGCGCCCCGTTGTGGTCAGAAGCTGAACTTGGGCTTGCTGGTGCCCCTGCTCGCCTTCTGGTCGGCCTTGACGACCGCAACGCTCGCCATACCGAACTTGTGCGACACCAGCAGGGTGTGGCCATCGGGCACCTTACCCGCCTTCGTCGCAGCGGCGATAAACGCGCTGTTGAACTCGTCACGGGCGGCATTGGCCGCCTTCTGCGCTTCGCGGAACTTGGCCAACTGCTTGGCCATCTTCTCGGGAAGGGCGCTCTCGTCAATCTGCACCCAAGTCGCCTTGTTGGTCTTGCTATCCATATGCCCTCCTTTGGGCTACTTCACCTAGTGGCTCGGCGGACTTGCCGGGCCGAAGGTCAGACTCTCATGGCCGGGCCGCGGTGTCAAGTTTTGGGCCGGGGCATATGCAACAATCTACGAATTGTGTAAACAATCTACGCAGCGATCTACGACTGATGCAAACTTGACATGGGGAAAATACTAGGTGGGACAATGGGTTGGGAGCGTGCGATCTAGATGATCTAAATAATCTACGGAAAAAATGTAAAGGGCACTCTAAGTGTGTTAGCTCCTGTATGTTTATACAGCCCAAGAAAATCTCTCACGGGAGTGCTACTAAAAAAGTGTAGATTATATAGATTATATAGATCGTCGTTTGTGGATATCTTCCACAATCGCATGGCAAATCAACGACTTGCAAAACGTAAAGTGTAAGGTTTTTGGGTAATATTTTACGTTATTCGGTATAGTTTCACGTAGATTGTTGGGCGTATAGTATAGATTGTTGACAATTTGACATTTTGCCCCCCATTTTATGCATAGTAAGCCACATACGCATCATGTGCGCGTGCTAGCGCCCCCCGACGTATGGAGAGATCGAAGATCTCGACAACGGCGCACGCGGGCAGCGCGGCAACAAAAAGGCCCGGCAGCCTCTCGACTACCGGGCCAATCCATCACGGATGCTTCTGCAGGGTCAGCTTGATCCGCTGCATGTGCCGTTCCATCCGCTTCAGCTTCGCATCAGTCCGAGGATTCGGCGGAAAATGGTCATGCGCGTCGATGAACTGCTCACGGGCAAACTGCAACCGCTCAAATTCACGGCGAAGCTGCTCGTGCCAGCCAACATCTCTCACTGTGATTTTCATCGCTTTCGCTCCAATCAGGGTGGAAAAAAGAGAGCCGGTGTCAGTCCCGGCTCCCGAGCCTCAAGCGTCCAGCTAGTGGGTTAGAACTTGAACTTGGCTTTGCCGCCGCTGCTGGACTTGGCGTCCGGGTCAGCGAAGGCGATGGCCAGCTTGCCGAAGTTGTGGCCGACCTTGGCCACCTTACCGGCGGGAACCTTTCCCGCCTTGGTCACGGAAGCGATGAACGACGTGTTGAACGCATCCCTCGCCTCAGTTGCGGCTTTCGACTTGGCCCTGTAAGCCGCCAGCATCTCTGCCTGCTGCTTGGTCAGGGAACCTTCATCGACCTCAAACCAACTAAGCTTTTCGCTCATTTGTGAGTCCTCCGGTTTGTTAAAGTCGCTGGAGCACTTGAGGCTTTTCGCGAGTACCGTTCGTTCCCGGTACGATTCCAGACTCTCACAACTATGCACGATAGTAAAGTTTAGGCATGATTCGGCCCGCTTGCGGGCGCAATCGTGCGCGGCTCGCGCAAGCGCGGCGGCGCGACCGGGGAGGGGAGGGGGGGCACATGGACAGCACGATTACACCCGCCCCCTGTTGATAGTAAACCACTCTTAACACGACCCAAAAAACCAACGTGTAAAGTTTCCTTATACATGGCCCAGATGTACCGTTTATCCCCGGCATAACACCCGAAAACATCCTTTTCTTTGTCTCCCCAAGCCGAAACTTGCGCCTGATTGTGCGTGTGCGATATTCGCGCCGTCGTCCACCCATCAGTCTGGCGATGTGGCATGTACGCATGGGAACTCGTACAGTGAAGGGGCCGGGGGAGCCGTAAGTTGCGGGTTTTCACATTCCCCCGTGAGGCTTTACCGTGACCGACTCTCCCGGCGGGACGACACCCATCAGGAGGTTCCCATGAGCTATTACTTCAGGGTTTTCTTGATCGGCCTCGCATTGCTGGGGTTGATCGTTTTCCTGTGCCTCCACTCACGGCTCGCCTATCCGAACGTGGATTTTCCCGTTGCGGTCAACTTCCCGAAGCAGTACACATGGGCGGATGGCAGCGTGCTGCCGCCCGACCAGTTTCAGGGCACCAAGATTCTGTACGGCACCTGCGACGAGAACACCGAGATCGGAGAATTGCTGGGTGAAGTCATGGCACCGAGTACGTCCAACAGCACCGGCACGTTCTACGTTCCTTCGGGGCAGATCCTGTGTTTCGTCGCAGTGGTGGTTGACCTTGACGGGCAGCCACTGGGCAAGTCCTACGTCGTGAAATTCTCGACCAAGGGAGTAGTGCCGAAATCGCCCGTCAACATTTTTGCCGGTTGAGGTAGCCATGCCGATCAAGTATCTCCGCACATTCCTGTACACCTTCCTGCTGCTTGCCTTCCCCGCTGCTGCGGGCGAAATGGATGTCACATGGACCGCGCCGGTCACGAACTGTGACGGGTCACAACTGACCAACCTCGCGGGGTTCGACGTACGCTGGGGGACCGGGACACAGAACCTGCCCGACCCGGCAGTGACGGGGCATGTCATCACCGGCTTGCCGCCGGGCGACTGGTGGGTGGGGGTGTCTGCCTACAATTCAGACGGTGAGTGGAGTCAGTTCATCACGGCGACCAAGACGGTCACGCCGGAAGAATTTGTCACTACCGGAACCGTGGTGTATACGTTCGTCAAGCGTGAAAACGGCATCATCGTGTTGCCGGTTGGGTCTATTGCGCTCGGCGTCATGTGTGATGCGGGGCAGTCGGTGAACGGCAAGTATGTCGTCCCGCGAGCGGAGGTCACATGGAGCGGTTTGACAAGGCCAACAGTCGTGGTCGCGGATTGTGGATGAAGGTGAAACAGCAACTGCAGAAGATCTGCAAGCAATTTGACAAGCGGCCAAAACCGCTGAAGGAGCTTCGAACATGGCAAACCTGAAGATCGACTGGACTCTGCCGACGCAGCGGGAGTCGGGCAAGCCCCTCCCGGTCGGTGAGATCAAGCACGTTCTGATCGAGATTTCGGCGGATGGGGTCAACTTCGGCCCGGTTGGTACGTTTCCGCCGACCGTCCTGACGACCGAGGTGCAGGACGTTGACGTTGGTGAGTGGACGGTCAAGGGCCGGGCGGTCGATCTCAAGGACCGGGCTTCGCAGCCGGTCACGGCATCGCTTGTCATCGCGGACGAGACCCCGCCGGGAGCGCTCCCGACGCTGACGCTTACCCTGATCTGATGCCAGATGAGGGAGCCACATCGTCGCTGCAGGATCTGCGCGTGTCCTATACGCGGCGAGAAGGCAGACCTCGACGGCAAGTGCTTTCGATGCCGGGAGCGGAGTAGGAAACCCAAACCCATATGTCCGTACTGTGGCAGAGGGTCTACTCCGCTCCGACTCAAGAACGCCGGGATGTGCCTGACATGCGGGGATCGGCGGGCGTCGGCACCGATGGAACTGGTCGGAAGGGAACGGGAACATGCGATAGCGCAGTTCATGGAGTGGTACGCCACTACCAAGAGTCCGTGGGAGCGTGCCCGCAGCGGACTGCGCATGTTCGTTCCTGACGACGGTTCGCTATACTGGCCCTGACATGGACAGAAGCCCGCTACTGCAAACCAAGTGGTCTGACCGACTGGCGTTCGACGTTGCGTTGACGCTGGAAGGCAGTGGTGACTCGCTACAGGACATCATGGGGCGGCACCGCATTACCGCTAACGACATCCTGCAGTTCAACGCCGACCCGATCTTTCTGAAGAAAGTTGACCACTATCGGGGCGAGATCCGCGACAAGGGCATGACGTTCCGGTTGAAAGCCAGAGCGCAGGCCGAAGAACTCCTGACCACTTCCTATCTGTTGATCCACGATCCGGCAGTGTCGCCCGCTGTGAAGGCGGATCTCATCAAGTCCACCGTCAAGTGGGCCGGGCTGGAGCCGAAAGACTCCAGCGTGACTGGCGGCGATGCCGGTGGTGTTCGCATTACAATCAACCTAGGCCCAAGGCCCGAAGATGCAAGAATCATCGAACACGACCCTGTTGCAGAGTCTGAGAGCGAGGTTCACGACGCAGCATGACGGATATCCGGCTGCGATCATCAACAACTCCGTCGAGTACCACAACTTCACGCTGACGCTGAAGGCGCAGAAGATTTCCTACCTGACCAAGATCCGCAAGGCCAAGACCCGTACCGGGCGTGGCCGCGAGTTCATCGTCATGCTGGTTGAGAATCATGGCGCTTGAGATCGACTACACCCCGCCGCCGACTGTCCAGAAGTTCATGGAGTCGAACGCCAAGATGCGCGTCATCATGGGTCCGGTCGGCTCGGGCAAGTCAGTGGGGTCAAGTTTCGAGATCGTCCGGCGGGCGAGTCAGCAGAAGCCCGGCCAGTCTGGGAAGCGCCGCACCCGCTTCGCCGTGGTCCGTGAGACTGCACGCCAGTTGCAGGACACAACCATAAAGACGTTTCTGGATTGGTTCCCGCCCGGTGTGTGCGGGAACTTCATGCGGACGACCAAGACGTACTTCTTCAGCGTCGGGGAAGTCGAGTGCGAAGTAATGTTCCGGGCGCTGGACGACGCCGACGACGTGGCCAACCTGAACTCACTGGAACTTACTGGTGCGTGGTTCAACGAGTGCCGCGACATCCACCCGGACATCATCGACGCCATGTCCAAGCGTATTGGCCGTTTCCCGTCCGCGAAAGACGGGGGGCCAACGTGGTTCGGGATGTGGGGGGATACCAACCCGCCGACGATGGACAGTTGGTGGTACTACCAGATGGAACACCTCGATCCGGCGGATGGGGTGTCGCCCAACGACAACGGCTGGGAA